TCAAAGGCGTTCTCCATCGTGTTTTCATAACCGACTATCGGGATGGTAGCCCCATTGTGGGTAAGGCGATTGATTCCACGACTACTTTCTTAAGCTTAATCAGTTTGATTGCGCTGATTGTTGGATCGCTAGGTGTAGCCATGGCGATGTATTCGCACTTGCAGCAACGCATGGATACGATTGCCGTGATGAAGGCGATGGGCGCGCGCTCAAGCCAAGTGATTCAGATCTATCTAGTTCAGACGCTTTGGCTAGGGCTGGCTGGCGGCTTGATTGGGGTTGCGATTGGCGCGGTGGTACAGAAGTCTTTTCCGTGGCTGATCCAGAAGGTCTTCGCGCTGCTGCCGGAGGTTCCCTGGGATTGGTCTTTTAGCTTGCAGGGGCTGAGCGTGGGCGTATTGGCCACGCTGCTCTTTACGCTGCCGCCGTTGCTGGCGATTCGTAATGTGCGCCCCAGCCTGGTGTTGCGGCGGGACATGAGCGACGCGGCGTTGGAGAGTCGCCGGCACTGGAAAGAGAAGATTCCCGGATGGCTGGGAGGCCTTTGCATCCTGGGTGGTTTTTGCTTTATCAGTATCTGGTTAAGCGGCTCGTGGCGGATGGGTCTATACTTCGTCGCCGGGTTGAGCTGCAGCGTTCTGCTGCTGGCCGGGGTAGCCGCCTTGCTGCTGTACGCCCTACGCAAAGTAGTGCGGGCTTTCCATCCAGTATTGCCGGCAGTCTTGCGCCACGGGTTCGCGAACCTTTACCGCCCCGGCAGTCAGGCCCGTTCGGTGCTGGTCGCGTTGGGGATAGGCGTGATGTTCACGCTTTCCACTTATCTGCTACAACGCACGGTGCTGCGCGAAGTGAGGAGCGAAGGGCCGGGGCGGGAGGGCAATCTATTTTTGCTCGACATTCGCGATACCGCAAGGGTCGCCGCGCTGCTGCGCGACCAGCCGGGCGTCAGTGGAAAGCTGGAGTTAGTAGGATATGTCGTATCCCGCGTACTAGATAAGAACGGCATACTGTTAGATAGACTTACACTTAGTAACCAGCGAAAAGACCAGTTACAAACGGTGAGGCTGACGACCGCGCAAGCTCTGCCGGAAGGACTCAAAGTTCAAAAAGGACGCTGGTGGGCCCCGGGCGAAGGCGACCCCCGGCTTGCCGTCTCCGAGGAGGCTTTACGCGATTTCCAGTTACGCTTGGGCGACAAGCTGAAGTTTCAAGTGGCCGGCCGGCCGCTGGAGGCGCCAATCGTGGCTGTGTTCCGGCGCGAAGCGAGGGCGCCCGTGCGCTACGATTTGGTGGTTCCACAGGCGGCGCTGCGGGGCTTTCCGGTTGTTTATTATGGCGCGGTTCATGTCGAGCCTGGCCGAATTCCCGCGGTGGAAAGGGCCATTTTCGAGAAATTCCCCACCATTACAGTGATGAATCTGGCCGATGTCATGGCGCGTATCCAGGAGGCGGTGGATCAGGTCGCTTTAGTAATCCGCTTTCTGGCGCTGTTCGCAATTCTGGCCGGGCTCATTATTCTTTCTTCGAGCATCGCGGGTACGCGTTACCGGCGGGTACGGGAAGTGGCGATTCTGAAGACGTTAGGCGCGACGAGGAAGCGAATCGCCAGCATCTTCTCCATCGAGTTTTCGATTTTGGGCGCCATTGGTGGATTGGTGGGCGGAGTGCTCGCCAACTTGTTTACGCGAGTGTTGTGCGATAAATTTCTCGAAACGAGATACGAGTTCGATTGGCTTTCGCTCGCGGTTGTCATGGCCGGAACGGCTTTGCTTGCCAATATAGCGGGATGGTTAGCGAGCGCTAGAATCTTGAACCAGCGCCCGCTTGAAGTCTTGCGCGGCGAGTAAGGGACCACTCCAAATTCCGCATCCTAGAGCCGCCATTTCAGGCGGCGATTTTTCCAGTCACAAAAGTTGGCAAAAATGTTTTTGGCTTGTTTTCAACAGCTTACGTGAAAATTTTCGCGCCGGCTGAACGCCCGCATGGGAGTTTAATGAGCGTATGAGCAAGTGCGACGGAGGCCAGACCGACGCCAGTATTTGCAAACACCGGCAACGTGCGGAACGACGGGACAGCGGCCCTAATGGGTGCTAGTCCAAACAGACAAACGGTTTGAGACGGACTGGGAGAAATGAGAATCAGGCGAAATTCATAGGCGCCATATCTGGCAGATGGGAAAACGATGATACAGATTGATCAGGAACATCCGGATTACCGCCGGCTGGCGCCAATATGGGCCATGTACCGGGACCTATACGCAGGCGGTCAACAATTCAAGACGCGCGCCGTCAACTATCTCACGAGAAGGCAAAAGGAACCCCTCGACGTTTTTGCGGAACGGCTGGCGAGGGCCTTTTACCAGAATTACATTGGATCGATTGTGGACTGGTACAGCTCCACGTTGTTCCACCGTGAGCCAAGTTTGCAATACGACGGTGGATCGGAGTCTGGAAGAAAGTTTCTGTCGGAGTTACAGGACAATTGCGACCGGCGTGGAACCACTCTGTCCGCCTTCTTTCAAGAAGCCTTTAGAAACGCGCTGGTGGCGGGGCGGACGCACATCCTGATCGATTTCCCGCGAGCTTCTTCCACTCCGTCCAACAGGGCGGAAGAGGATGCGAGCGGCCTGTCGCGCGCTTTCCTGATCGCGTTCCAGGCCGAGGATCTCGTCAACTGGAGCAAGGACGAGGCCGGCTGTTACGAGTGGCTGGTGCTTCGTACAAGAGTTGAGAGACAGCCGGACGTGAATTTCCCCGGACGCGTCACTGAAACCATCTGGCGCTATTACGACCGCACGTCGTACAAACTTTTCAGGCGAGTGGAAGGCGGCGAACAGAATGGGGCGATCGAATTTCTGGGCGAGGGCCTGCACGCGCTGTCCAATCAGAACCGCGTGCCCGTACTCGATCTGGAAGCCAACGATTCTTACTGGCTTATGAACAAGGCCGCGCAACTGCAGTTAGAACACTTCAATAAGTCCAATGCTCTTGGGTGGGCCATTACGATGGGCCTCTTTGCGATGCCGGTGATTTATTCCGAGCGAGCCTGGAATCAGATCGTTGGCGAAAGCTACTTTATCCAGCTTGCGCCGGGAGATCGCTTCGGATGGGCGGAGCCCGATGGCAAGGTTCACCAGATTGCGGCCGCGCATTTGGAAACGCTTAAAGAAGAGATTTACCGGGTTTGTTACCTGTCGCAGGCTTCGGGGGAGGATGCGGGCGGACGCGTCCAGTCGGCATTGAGCAAACAACTCGATTTCCAGCTGACGCAAGAAGTGCTACGCGCTTACGGTGTCTGGGTCAAGAGCACGATGCGAAAGGTTCTAGAAGCGATCGTGACGGCCCGCCAGGACGACGTGCAAGTGACGATTACCGGCATGGACGAATTGGACATCAGCGATTTTGCCAGCGAATTGCAGCAGGCGACAAATTTACTCGCCCTGGGCATTCAGTCGGCGACTTTCAAGCAGCAGGTCTTCGAGCGGCTCGCGCTGAAGTATCTGAGCGATATAAGGCAGGATACGAAGGATCGAATTGTGGCGGAAATTGGGGCCCAAATTAAAAGTCAGTTGGAGAAGAGTTAAATGTCAGAACAAAAGACAATGGAAAGTCCGGTGGATCCACAGCCCGATATTCGGGATGTGGTGAGGCAAACCATTCAGGAGTTCGTTCAGGCTGAACAAAGAAAAGCGGAGCCCGCCTACAAAGCGGAACTGCATGAGGAGCGCAAGCGCCGTGAAAGCTTGGAAGGCCGCCTCAATCAGTTGGTGGACGAGAATCGGAAGGCGCGCGCTATGGCGGATGAGGCGGATCGGAATTCGCAAATTCGCAGCGAGCTGCAGCGGCTCGGCGTGGCGAAGGTGGAACTGGCGTTTCGCGCAGTAAAAGATGACATCGTGCGCACCGAGGATGGCCGGCTGCAAGCGCGGGGCCCGGAGGGTAAAACGCTGCAGGACTACCTGGCCGGCTTCGTCGCGGAAAATCCGGAACTCTTGCCGGCGCGTATCGCGGGTGGAAGCGGCGCGCAGCATCCAGCGCGGAATGTGCAGCAGGGGATCTCGGGCGGCATCGAACTGGACAAAATCAAACCGGGTATGAGCAAAGACGAACATGACCGGGTGCGCCAGGAGATTGCGAAGCTCGCTTCGCAAATGTTGCGCGGGTCGTGAGCGATCCGCGGACGCAGAAGTAACTCGGGCAGAAATCCGAATGAGGGTGACTGTCCACAGTCTGATAGTTGGGCTTAAAGGCCCTAAAGGATATTTAGGAGATTTATGGGAATTATTACATCCGCTAACTTAGCGAATGCGATTGTGAAACTGGTGGCCGCCGATGCCCTGCCAGCTCTGATGGGGAACATGGTGATGGGTAACCTTGTGAACCGAGATTACGAACCGGTACTGGCAAATGCCGGCGATACGGTGAACGTACCGATTCCACCCGTTCTGGTGGCGAACAATATTGCCGAAGGCGGAACGGTGAGCCCACAGAACCCAAGCTTGGGCAACGCGCAAATTGTGCTGAACACGCACGCAGAAGCGACCTTCCAGATTCCCGATGTGACGAAGGCGCTCGCCTTCCCTGAACTGTTGCGGGCATACATGCAGCCGGCGGTGGTGGCGATCGCGTCGAAAGTGGAATCGGACCTCTTGAATCTGTACAGTCAGTTCACCGCGAATCCGGTGTTAGGCGTGGCTGGCACGCCAGTGACCGAAGCGGTGATCGATTCGGCGGAAACGGCGTTATTTGCGGCGCAAGTGCCGCCGAGCGCGCCCAAGTATCTGGTGGTGGATTCGAACACGTACTCGGCCATCCGGCAGATCCCGCGCTTCAGCGAGTATTACTCGGCGGGGGAAGCGGGCCTGCAGGCCTTAGTGCAAGGCAATGTGGGAAAGATGAAAGACTTCTTTATCTTCCGTTCCCAGTACGTGCCCATAACCGGCACTACTACGCCGACGATTCACAATCTGGCGTTTACCAAAGACGCCATCGGTTTAGTGGTACGCCGGCTGCCGCAACCGCTGCCCGGAACCGGGGCTGTGGCGGAATACGCGGAGCTGGGTAATTTTGGTTTGAGAATCGTGATGAGCTACCAGCCGAACACGCTGGCTCAGCAATTTACCGTGGACGTGCTTTACGGTTGTGGCGTGCTGCGCAACAACTTCGCCGTCCAAGTCAACGATTAGTTCCAACAGCAGTTTCTAAAAGGACCAGCGATGTGAGGAGCCGTGTCAACACGGCTCCTTTTTTATAGGAGAAAGCACATGGATTTGAAGGCATATTTTAAGAAAATCAAGGAAACAGAGGCGTCTATCGAGGAGCCGTATCTGTTAATCGTCAGCTTGGAGACGCCCGACGGGGGAAAGCCAGGCACCGTCGTCGAAGTCTCACGCCATGAGGCGGCTAAGGCGATGGCGGAAGGCCGCGCACTGCGAGCGAACGAAGAACAGAAAGAGGCTTACTTCAAGGCCGAGGGCGAACGACGGAAGTCCGCCGAAAAAGCGGAGCTGTCCCGGCGGCTTCAGATTGCCATCATCTCGGATTCGGAACTGAGAACTCCGGCTGCCACGCCAGAGAAAGGCGAGCAGCCCAAAGGCTCGAGGTAGACTCTCATGGCCCTGTTTACCGATGCGGAAATCATAACGCTGGACGATCTGCTGCCGTTCGAAGCGTCACTGGTTCAGGTGGCGTCCGCTCACGGGATCAACGTAGACACAAAGATCGGCCTTGCGGCTAACGCGGTAGGCGAAAAGCTACTGCAACTATTGCGCGATACCGGCATGTCCGACCCACAGTGGCTGAGTCGCCGGATTATAGGGCTATCGACTGTGGTCGTGACTCCACCGCTTAAGCGCTGGCTGTGCTTTGAATCGCTCACGAAAGTCTTCGCCGAGGCCTATAACACGCAGTTAAATACTCGCTTCCAGGGTAAGTGGAAGGAGTATCAAGACGAATCGCAGTACGCCGCGGATCAGACCATCCAGGCTGGCCTAGGCATCGTGTTTACGCCGTTGCCGAAGCCTCAAATGCCGGAGGTTTCCGTTCAGCACGGGACGGCTCCGGCTGAGTCGTTGTTTGTACAGACTTCGTGGGTGGATGCGCAAGGGGACGAAAGCGCGCTGAGTCCGGTAAACGGATTGGTAGTGAACAACCAGAGTACTATTTCGGTGCAAATGGCGGAGGGCGACCTCGGAGCGCCGCCGGCGGCTTTAGGTTGGAACGTGTACGTCGGTTCCGATGCAGCCACGATCACGCTGCAAAATGGCAATCCACTCGTCATTGGATCTACCTGGACGTTGCCGGCCTCCGGAATCATGGCCGGTCAGATCGGTGGAAACGGTCAGAAGCCAAATTATTTTGTGCCGGTATCACGGCAAATCAGAAGAGGGTAAAGTATGTTCCCACTAACGCTGCTCACGACCAATAAACTTTTAAATCTCCTAACGGCGAATAATGCCTTGTCACAGGCGATAAATGCCAACGCGGCGCTGGCGGGTGTGGTTGTCGCGCCTTTGAACACCAGCCAGATTACCGCGTCATTCGTGGGACCGGATATTGGCGATCTGGACCTGCAACTGAGTTATCCACGCGTTTGCGTCTACAGCAATCAGGTTGCCAACAATCAGCGGGAGAAGTTCCGGTCGTTTTCCGGAGTGGTCGCTGTCGTGGCGGACATTTGGTCGAGCGCCAGCTTAGAGCAGCAAACGGAACTGGGTCTTCACTTCTATGTGGAAGGAATCAGCTCGCTTTTGCGCTCGCGCATAGGCGATTGGGGAGATGGGTGCCGCTATTCGGGAATTTATGACGTGCGCATGCAAACTCCCAAAACCGGAGGAGCGGGTTTCGTACAGTCGGCCCGGGTGACGTGCAATTTGGAAGTGAGCTTCAACTAAGGAATATATGGCTAACTATATATGGTCGGACGCTAATCGGTTCTATGCGGCGACGGAAAGCGCATATGGAACTCCGGCGCCTGTCACGGCGTCAAATCGGTTGGCGGCGGTGCGGTTGCAGTGTCATCAGAGTGTGGAAAACACCGCCAGGAAAGATAAGACCGGCTCACGAACGTACCGGGGTAGCGCGCCTACCGCCACGCATGTTAGTAACTTCGAATTGTATGCCAATCTGACCTCCTGGGATGACGTCAACGCGCCGTGCTATGGGCCGCTTGTGCAAGCGGCTATGGGTGCTCCTCCGGAGGTCGTCCAAGGGTTGGCAGTGGCGGCGGCCAACGGTACGCTGATCCAAACGCAGGAGCCACATAACCTGAGTGCCGGTTCAGCGATATCGAGCGGCGGAGAAATACGCTTTGTAACGCTCGTTCAGGATTCGTTGACTGTCAGCATAAACGTGGCCTTCTCAGTCGCTCCCGTAGTGGGAGATGTCTTGGCGACCACGATTGGATATAAACTTGCAACTCGGCTATCTAGTGTCTCGCTCTATGATTATTGGAATCCGGCGAGTGCCGTCAGCCGCTTGATTGCAGGAGCGGGCGTTGACAAGTTTCAGATCGACGTCAAGGGTGACGTTCATTCTTTGTACTTTAGCGGCCCGGCGGCCGACATCTTGGACTCGTGCAGCAGCGTCTTCGGTAGCTCAGGTCTCACGGCGTTTCCCAATGAGCCGGCCATCTCTACATTCAGCTATGCGATCGTGCCCGGTCAGCTTGGCCAAGTGTGGCTCGGATCTCCTTTGAATCAAGTCTTCACGCTTACAGAAGCGGCTATTGAAATCAGAAACAACCTGCTTGTGAGGAATCAAGAGTTTGGGTCCGCCTATCCAAAGGCGCTTGTTCCCGGGCCGCGCGAAGTGATCTCGAATTTTACGCTTTTTGCGCAGGCCGATACCAACGCGCAAAGCCTTTATGCCGCCGCAAAGGCCCGAACGCCGGTTTCCGCGCTCTTGCAACTCGGACGGCAGCAGGGGCAGATCATGGCGGTGTATTTGCCCAACGTGGTGCCGGAACTGCCGCTTTTCAACGATTCGGAAGTTTACTTGTTTTGGGAATTTAACGGCAATTTTGCACAGGGAGTATCGAACGATGAAGTTTACATCGCTTTTGCATAAGGAGACGGCTTATTCGAGCGTCTGCTGGCACTCCAGTAAGGCTGTGCCAGGAGTTCGTTTTGCGATCAGAAGGATTTCGCTGCGACAGAGAATCGAGCTCAACCGCCGAGTCAGAGAGTTGACCCTCAAGCACGAGTTCCTGCGCGCCGGAGACACGGCGGATCAGCTCGAAGCGGCGCTGTCCGAGTTATTGGTGGCGCAGCTTTATCTCGAATGGGGGTTGGTGGAGATGGAAGGCTTATCGATTGACGGCCGGAAAGCGACGGCGGAGTTGCTGATCGCTTACGGGCCCGAGAACCTTGCCCATGAGATTGGAATGCTCATTCAAGCGGAAAGCGTGCTGACGGACGAAGAAAGAAAAAACTCCTAATCGCATTCCATTTTCAGTTTTCGGACCAGGCCGCGTGGAAATGCGATGGATGCTTAGCCAGCGGCTTGGCGAAAGCGCGCCGGTGCGCGTGGACGGAGGTTAAGGAATCGGGGCCTTCGCGGCTCGTGTGGGCTCGTGGAAAGATCGTCGCGTTTCACTGTCCCAAGTCGATCATCACGGCGGAGAGCCTCGCCTTTATTGAGCAGTTCTTCTATTGGAGAAGCTGCGGTGGAGATTTATGGTCGCTAGACGCAAAGAGTGCGGATGCAATGTTGGTGCTTCAAGAAGAGACGGTTAAGGAAAGCAATCATGAAGAAAACTAATTACAAACTACCTGGGTTGCCCAGTGTCCAGTCAGTACCGAAGGCGACGCCCACAACCACAAGTACGCCAGTGCGCGATGCCGCTGTTTCGAAAGTGGGCGGGTTAAATAACGGCGCGTCACAACCGCTGAATTTCGGCAAAGCTTCGCGTGCGGCGACCCGCAACCCCGCAGCCACCAGTACGTGGTCTAAGGTGCTTTCATCCACCACCTCCGGCGGCCTAGCCAATACATTGAGCGGCGTGACGGGCTTTAGCGGCGGGATCAGTTCCCTGATCTCGGGCCTCACAAACCTTTTCGGCGGAGGGAAAACCACGCCGCCGGCGCTGGTGGCTTATCAACTGCCGACATCGCAGCAGCAGACCATTTCCATCGGCAGTTCCGTGTCGACGGCTGGGGTTTATGGAGGACCTACTCCCTCCAAAACCCCGTTCCAGAGTGAGAGCAGCCAAATTGTCCAGACCGTCAAACAAGCGCTGCTTAACTCCAGTTCTCTAAACGACGTGATCACGGAGCTATAAGTCAATGGAATTCCCACTGTTAAGTTCAGGCGCGGTGACGCAATACGGGGCGCCGGTGGGCCTTGTCTTGCCCGCTCAGGTCATTCGTTTTTTGGACGGTACGGATCAGCGCTTCCTGGCGTGCGGTAAGGTGTTCCGGCGCTGGGCCATCGACCTTCGATTGCTCAATGAATCGGAGATTGCCTCGATGGAAGACTTCTTCACTGCCATGAGCGGTGAATATTTGACGTTCTCTTTTCCGGATCCGATCAGCGGTACCAGCGTCCCGAACTGCCGGATCGGTGCGCCTGAGTTGATCAGCGACTACCAGGACGTTGACATTGCTGCGACTTCAATGTGGGTGGTTGAAACAAATGGCTAATATTGTGTTTCCTCAACTCAGCAGCGGCGTCCTTGCACAGTATCCGATTCGAAAGACGAATAGGATTCGGACAGTCAAGAACATAATGGCCGACGGAAGCATGCTGGTGGCGGCGGACCCAGGCGCGGGCCAGCTTGCCTGGACGCTATCGTATACGGCTCTTCCATCGCCGGATGTAAACGCGTTAGTAGCTCATTTTGAAGCCTGCAGGGGGCCATTTCGCGCCTTTACGTTTCTGGATCCGACGGACAACCTCCTCATCAATAGCGCCGATTTGACCCAGCCTTCTTGGATCACTCCCAGTGGGGTAACGATTGAGAAAGGCGCCTCGGATCCATTGGGAGGCGATGCGGCGTTTTACGTCACGAATGGCGGTTCGGCAGCACAGCAGATTGTCCAATTGCTACCGGCGCCCGTTTACTTCCAATATTGTTTTTCCGTGTACGTTGCTTCCCCGAACGGCGGAACGTGCCGTCTCATACGAAGCAGCGCGAATGCTCAGCAGACGACTGTCTGCCCTGTGGCGACGCATTGGTCTCGTATTTCCTCCAGCGGCGTCCTAAACGATACCGGCACAGGTCTCTTAGTAGCCATCAACCTTGCGGCGGGGCAAAGCTTATCGCTCTTTGGCCCGCAGCTTGAGCCGCAGTTTGCGCCATCGCGTTTCCGCCCTACTTACTCGAATGGCGGAGTTTATCTCAATGCGCATTGGGCCGTACCGGAGCTTGTCTTCACGGCCGACGCCCCGAACCTGTTTTCCACTTCTTTCAGTATCGAAACAAGCGTCTGGACTTAACGAATGTCAACGATTAACGTTATCAAGCAACTAGCTGAAGCCGACACGCCGTTGTTGTTCTTTCAGTGTGTACTGCCCTCGGGAGACGCTCAGTATTGGAGTACATACACTCTTCCCTTCGGCGGCAGTACTTACACGGCGCGTGTGCTCAAGCACGATCTGTTCGATCTTCAGCTTTGTGCGGACGACGCGATGGACGGTCTCACGAAGTTGTCGCTGACTCTGGCCAATGCCGATTCCGAGCTATCGGAGCTGAATGCCGCCGTCGGATTCAAAGGGTCGCAATTGACGGTGTATTTTGCCTTTGCCGACCTACCCAGTCTTACCGTCACGTCGGAGAGTACCGTCTTGTTTCGCGGAGTCGCCGGCGATCCCGATCAAATTGGCGAAGACTTTCTGACGCTTAGCTTTACCAACAAGCTCAGCTTGCAGCGTATCCCTGTTCCTGACACGCGCATTCAACGTTCCTGTCCTTGGAATTTCCCATCGACCCTGGCGCAGCGTCAGGAGGCCGTCAATGGGGGAGCCTCGGGGAGATTCTCACGCTTCTACCGGTGCGGTTACTCGGCCGATGTCGCGGGCGGTGCAGGAAACCTGAGCTCAGGCTCTGCCTTTACCTCTTGTGACTATTCGCGCACTCAGTGCTTACAGCGGGGTATGTTTAACACCGATTCCAGTGGCCATGCGACTGCAACGTTTGGCGGATTGGAATTTGTCCCTGCCGCTATTCAGGTCCGGACTTCCGGTGATAAAACTTCCCAACTCTCGGCATTGATAGACAATACCGCGAAGTACAACGATGCCGTTCCCATTGTTTACGGAACCGGTTGGATTAAGTCTCCTGTGGTATTCGCCAGAAACGACGGAAATCTGACCCATATGGAGACTCTTCTGGGATTGGGTCCGATTAGCAACGTTCTCAAGGTCGTGGTGAATGATATTGAAATTCCCTTGCCTACGCCAGGTCAGGATGCGACCGCTACTGGCTGGTATTCAGTCGTCAGCACGGGAACGCGCCAGGGCGCTTTCAACATGGATTGGGTCGATTCGTCTGGAAACCCACTCGGCGACCCGCACGGCAGTATCGCGTCGTTATCGATCGTGGTGCCGAACAGGATCAGTACGGGCCAATCTATTCCCAATGTGGAAGTCTTAATGCAAGGCATGCAAGTGGATACTTTCGGAAGTGACGGCAGCTTTCAATCCACCATATTTTCCAATAACCCGGCATGGGTCATTCTTGACATTCTGCGACGGTGCGGCTGGGGACTGGAGGATCTGAATCTTCCGACGTTCGCTACCGCCGCCGCTTTTTGTGGAACACTCATTAGCGTAACCGACTTGAACGGAAACCAGCTAATGGCTCCGCGGTATAGCTGCAACCTGGTGCTGACGAAACGGCAGAGCGCCGCAGTCATCGTGCGGGGAATCAGAGTTGCTTCGAGCCTGATGATGCGTTACGGGGTTTCCGGCCTGTTGGAATTGCTCCCCGAAACGACGCTCGCGGTGCAGCAGAGCGTACCGCCGGACGGCACGAATAGCATTGAATCGTTGAATGGTGGGTGGCCGGCTTATGAATTTAGCGATGCCTCCGAAACGTTCTCTGGCATAGCCCGGGATCCTAAAGGTAAATCAACGGTAGTTCTTTCCTCAAACAGCGTAGCGGAAACGTCAAACTGTCTTAACGTGGAGTTTCAGGACGAATTTAACGAATATCAGCAGGATAGTCTTTCCACCGTAAACTCCACGGATGTCGCGTTGATCGGCTATGAAATCAGCAGCCAATCCAACGCCATGGGTATTACAAACTATAGCCAAGCTACCCGCGTATTACTCCGCCAACTCGATAAAGCCATAGACGGCAATCTATATATTAACTTCGTAACAAGCTTCCGCGCTTTGAAGGTCAGGCCAGGTGACATCATTGCTGTCACTTACCAAAGGGAGGGTCTAACGCGAACTCCCTTCCGTGTCGTGAAGCTTTCCCCGGCCATGAACTATCAGTTTGTCACGATTCAGGCGCAAATTCACGACGACGATTGGTACAGTGACAGCATCACCACGTTGTTAGCTGCCGGCCGCCAACCTGCCAGCCAAGTGCAAGTACCCCGTCCCCTGATCGGGGTCGTTCCGATCGTCGATGCGAATGGCCAAATCGATGGGTTTGATTTCTCCGTCAGCGAGAACATCCAAGCGCAGATTGATGGCTCGACTACCGACACGTTT